CAAGCGGCTATGCTGATGCTGTGGTTATGCTGAATGCTCCGAGTACTGCAAGTGATGAAACTCCAATGTACACACCGGAAAGTATAGAGTCATTAAAAGCTAACGAAGTGTTCGTATTTGGTAGCAACACAGAGGGACGGCATGGTTTGGGTGCTGCTCGTACCGCTTCCGATAAGTTTGGTGCAGTGCAAGGTCAAGCAGAAGGCATGCAAGGACAATCGTATGCGATAGTTACAAAAGACCTATCCACAGGTAAACGCGGTGATTTGAATGGGTATAACGGCTTGGATTATATCGACAAGCAGCTTGGTGAACTGATTTCGTTTGCCAATGCAAATCCACAGAAGACTTTCTACGTAACCAAACTCGGTACCAATCTTGCGGGTTGGAGCACAAAAGAAATAGGGCAGCTATGGGATAACCTTGGCATCATACCGAACAATATTGTACTGCCAAAGGAATTTGAAGATTATGTCAGTCCTGAGAACAGAGAAAACCGCAGCAAGCAACAAGAAGCACCTACATACACCACCGAACAGCTACGCAGAACAGGTACCTTCTTATATGAACTTGCGGACTATATCAAAAGCAAGGAAGCAAGTGAATTCAGTGGGTTAGCATCATCAAGAGAGATGAGTGAGAAGATAGAACTTTGTATAACTAAAGATGGATTAGCACGACCAGAATTGGTACCGGGATTATTGGTATTTAGAGAATTGTTTTATAAGCAAAAATACAAGGGTACCAAGGACGAAGGTAAAGACACGTCAAGGGAAGATTTGCGTCCGTTAGCACTGCAAATGCTCGGTCAACGAGTAAAGGACTTGTACGACGGTAAAGGACTTGGTGCTACTGCTACTGCTATGCCGGACATTACCGCACGAGCTGACTACTTCAACTTACTCAAGGAACTGAACATCACTGATGAGTTTGTAGGTACCGGCATCAAGGACAAGATGTGGGACGAGAAAACAGGTGCTTATGCTAAAGGTAGTAATGGAGCAACTATCAGTAGAGACATATTCAATAAGCTCAATAAACAGCTTCGGAGACGTGGTTTGCCCATGCTTGACATTGGCTCTAAGGTATTCCTTAAAGTAACACCTGCGGACGATGTAAGCTCGTTTGCTCCGTTCGTACTGATGGGACTTACTGAAACACCAAATACGATCATGGCAAACAGAGAGTACGTCCTTCAAGTAACCGGCAAGGACTTTGACGGTGACACTATGGGTATCTTTGTTGATAGCTTGGAATGGCACGATGAAGACGGTACCAATCACTTTGACTTGTTGCATAACGAGACTACTGCTTTAGGTATGCACAAGGGAAGTGAGAAGAAAGCTGACAATCAATCAACCGTAATGGAAGCTGCTGTCAAGTACAAAGACGGTATCAGTGAAGCATTGAAGCACGTAGTTATTGCCGATGGTAGCAATCCACGCTCTATTAAGGTACCGATTAATCCAATGCACCCTGACCATGCCGAGTATTTACTCAACACTACTCGTGACATTGGTACGACTATTGATAAGATACACGAAATATCTCAAGCTTTCCAAAACACTATTAGAAGGTTTGTGAAGGGTTCAGACTTAGCTCCGGCAATTCCACTTCTTGGTGCAGCAAGATATAAGGACAAAGCTATCATGAGATACACTCCTGACCCATTCATGGAGTTGATCATAAGCTATGACCCTGCGCTGATGGGTAATTACTCTTTGGTCAAGCAGCTTGGTGCTGTTGATATGTACATGCCACAAGGCATTGACATTGACGACCTTCTTTACGGTACCGTTGTAATTGGCATAAACACCAAGAAAGGGCTAATAGAATGGTCTAATCTCGACGATACATCAAGGAAATTTGCTGTAGCTGCATTCAATAAATGGGCTGCAGTATCTTCGGGTGTAGTTGTAAAGGACATCATGAAAGGTGGTGATGGACTAAAGAAGGGTATCAACAAGGAAACAAAAGAGCCCTTTGTCATTGATAAAGTTGAAAGACACTTTTCGGCTACAGGCAAAGTAAGTGAGTCAATCTCAAGTAAGATGCTCGTAGGGTTACGTGCTAGAATGCAAGCACAAGTCAATCCTATCGTACTGTATGACATGGTAAGCCAAGGTACCAATGATTTGCAGGATGAGAACAAACCACTTGTAGAGAAGATTAAGCCAATCCTCGACAAGTTTGCTTATGCTATGCGGCACGTTATCAGCAAGTTCAGTATTGACGGACAGGTCAATGACAATAACTACATCAAGGCAATGACCGTCGAGAACTATGCGTACAGCAATCCGGTTGACAAAACACCGCAGAATAGTGAAACCAAAATAACAATGGGTACCAATCTATTCTATGCAATCCAAACGTCAACATGGGTACCAATTCCAAATAAGGAGATATTCAAAAGTAAGAATGGTATCGTAAGTATATCGAGCGACAATAGCGGTCTGTTCTTTAAAGTGCGGACTATCAAGGGTGTGCAGGAATACTACCTCAAGGACGTGGTAAAGCGCAACGGTACTATAGACCCAACATTTGCATCAGAACTTGAAGCAATAGGTACCTCAGAAGCATTGTTATTCCGGGATGAAGTAAAAGCTAGCTTGAGTGTATCACCGCTCAGTACGTCAGAAGCAGGGTACCTTGTAGGTGCTATCCTTGCCAATGTAGGTCATTACTACGAACGTGGTACCGGTGGTGTGTCCAATGCTGACATATTTGTAGGTACTGCGCTTGTGTCTGAACTACCAACAATGATTTCCAAAAACAAAGGCTCGACTGGTACCTTCTTAAACCACAAACAATACAACGAGAATATCACTTCCGATCCAATGACTGTTATATCAGGTGCCAAAGCTTATGGTGTGGTACCACTGGTAGGAATGCCCGGTGAGAAGTTATCGGACAAAGTGCAGTACATGGTAGGTAGTCAAAGTCGGTACCTTGCTGACGAAGGTTCGTCGGGTGCGGTAACTATCAAGCAGCCGGTACTATCGAAAATAGGTCAATGGATGAAGGACACATTTAACGGTGAGGTTGACATACGTAATCCACAGCACATTCAACGTGCAGTAGATGAACTACCTGCAATCATCAAAGAGCAGTACGGTGAGCTTGTCACACCTGAACGTTTGGATGAAGTACTCGCAGCATTACATCATACCTTATACCAAGATCATAAAACAGCAAGTGAACGCGACATGACTGCCGATGAATCCAATAAGCGATTCCTTACTGCAATGTCACAGCTTGACCGTAGTTTACGGAATAGTCGTCAAGCAATCAAAGCAGCCGGTGGTATCAGAGCGTGGGTGCAAGGTATCAAGGACTTCTTCCACTTTGACGAAGTAACGCCTACGGAAGCAAATACAGCGACGAACGTAGCACATCGTCTTGGTGAGGATAGAATGACCGCAGTAGCAAATCAACCTTTGGGTGTAGCACTTGAATTCCAAGCTGACGGTAGTATCGGCACCACCGAGAAGGTATTGTCCGATAAACTTGATATGGAGCTACTGACCTATCAACAAGTATTAGATGGTACCAAGGGTGTGTTTAACTATGTAGAGCCACATAGAACAGCATCGTCCGACATCGACGGTTTTGTCAATAGACTTGACAATGACATGAGTGCGATTAAGAAGGTGTTGACCAAAGGTACCGAATACTCACCTGCTGATTATGCAGCACTGGTCGATGCTCTGGAATCTAGTGAGGTACCGGAGCTTAACCTTAGAATTACAGCCACTGGTACCGGTGGTGCGTATGATGTTACTGCATTCATTACCGTAAATGGGATTGAACACTCTTTCAAATTGTCTGACACAAACTTACGTGGTACCTTTAATACTGCTCTCAAAGATTTACAACTTGGTCATGTAACAGGTGCAGTACGAAGCAAAGTACGATTCAGTAAAAACTATGATGCCAATACGCCTGACATTGAGAAGCGGCGTGCATTCTTAACCGAAGCAACATCAGAGAAAGCACAGTGGAATGCCGAGAGTCAACAGCACGAGTACGTACAAGGTGCAGCATACAGTAAAGCCCGAGACAATGCAATGGAGCTTGGTGAGAAGTTATACCTGCATGACATTGAAACAAGGCAGTGGTATGAAGAAGACCCGGGTAAAGGTACTTTAACCAAGGTTGACAAACCACCGGTAGAGGTAATGAACAACAACTACCTTCATATTACATCGAAGCTTGAGAATCACCCTACGCTTACGCAGGAAGTGCATCATAATTACATTGACGAGTTGATGGACATGTATATGATCACACCTACATCCAGGACGAAAGAAGAAAGTATTGACACTCAAGTACAGAAGATTGCATCGGAAGGACGTGAGGACGACATCAAACGTGCTATCTCCGGCATGATAATGGCAAAGATGGTACAGACCAAGCTTACCATGAGCCAAGTAGAATTCATGGCTAATATTGATTGGATAATGAATCGTGACAAGGACATTGCTCCGCAACATTTAAAGGATTATGTAGCCAAGGTTGGTAAGGACATGACCGATGAGATTGCACGTAGAACGACTACCGCAGACTTTACGGACATTGTTCGTGACATGAGCACTATCGAAGGACTCGACCAAATCAGCAATGTGCTTGAGGTACTTGATACCTTTGTGAAGGTCAATGCCGAGGATGATGCTGCATGGCAGAACATTACTGCGGCACTGTACAAGCATGAAGACTATCTCACGCCAATTCCCCGGTACCAATTATCAAAACAAATCAAAAATGTTAAGGGTACCTTTAATCGAGAGATTGCCAAGCTGGAAAAGGCAATGGGTAAAAATAGTGAGCGAGACTATTACAAGAAAGAACCTATCTCACTATCCAAAGACCAAGAGAACTTTGGTATCATTGACATACTCAAGGTGCTCCGTGAAGACAAGTACGTAAGCATAGGCATTGAGAGCTTGCTTGACAAGTACAGCAAGTCCGGTGACTTCATGCACCAAATACTGGATTACGTAACAACAACGCTGTACCTTCAAAATCCTGATCCAAATGACATTGCCCATAGAAACATACTGCACTTGATGAACACAAGCGGTAAGCGTGGAGTATTACGTACTGTCAATGAGGACATGAACGAATGGAAGAAGGACGCTCACCGTATGGGTGTTACCAGTGACCTATTCCACAACATTGACCCCGGTACCATTTTTGACATTCAATTGCTCGATAATGTTGGTGAACCATTATTACTCAAAGACCAATCCTATTTGGGTACCGTAATGCGTGATGTGGTAGATACCAAAGGCAACAAGCTCGGCAATAAACCTTTCATCATGGCATTAGACCGTAGCCATACGCAGGTGACGTGGATTGACCTTGACAATGTGCAGCAAATGAACTCAGCCATCGCCAATGACAAAGACATGAAAGCTCAAGCACGGACGTTTGCTCGTAATACTGAACTGCAGACTGCAGTAATGAAGCTTGTCAAAGGTAAGCCACTGGTGAAGCATACCCGTAAAGGTGAGATAGATTCCATAGAAGAAAATGGTACCGCTATTCAACAGTTTGGAGATATAGAATATGTTCAACCATTAGAGACGAACACTTTCAAGCAACGCAAAGGATTGTTAGATACTTATCAAGTAGCTGATGCTGAAAGTCAGAACATATTCAGTAGGTACCGAACGTTCGGTGAGTCTATGCAGGTTGCAGCTACGTACTTGCATCAGAACGCTGCCCTTGGGTTTGCTGCTGCTGCACTGTACTCGATAGGTAAAGGTACATTTGCTGCTGCTACAGGTGACCTTACGCTTGCCGGTCAGTACATGGGTGCAGTACTCAAAGCATCAGGTAAGCTTGTGTCCAAACTTGGCATGCCTATACTCCAAAACTACATTGGTACCTCTTCTTTGACTACACGAACTACCGAGAAAACATACCTTGGTGGCTTGATTAATGATATTTGGAATAGTAATACCGGCTTACAGTCTGCTTCGAGAATGTTCAGTAAGCGTCCGTTCGATACCCAACAGTCAGAGATGACAGCAAACATCGTATCAAGACGTATCAAGGCAGGTGCAGTAGGTTCATTTACGGAACAGGTAAAAGCATCAGGCATGGATTATGTCAAAAAGCATGAAGGTTTCAAGGGTACCGCTTTAGCGAGAATGTTTAGTGATCCAAAGATGGTTAGAAAGTTTGAGCAAATAGAGAAGGACGTTACTGCTTCCTTACCGGCTGCCGTTAAAATGCAGGAAGGTATCCGTAAACTTGCTACTACAGCTACCGCAGAACTGATGAAGGACTTGGAGTCCGTCAATGCTACTATCAGGATAGTTGATGGTAATGCAAAGGTATTCATTGATGGAAAGACCATAGACCAATTCCGTAGTGACATGGTATCATTTGTAGCGGGTATGACAGCAATAACAGCGGGTACCTTATTACAGAAGAGTGAAGTGCATAGTGCAGGTATAACAGGTACCGTTAACGAGAATAATGTGCATGACTTTGTTCCGGAATATGATTACTTACGTCCTCATCAGCAAGCGGAAGTACTGAACGGCTTGTCTAATTTCACCCTTGGTAATTACGAGCGTCCTGTGTATCAGCTCAAGGGTTGGGGTAGAGGTCTGACGATATTCCAAGCGTATGGTGCTCCGAAAGTACATTACCAACAGCAAGGACTCGTGCTTCGTGACAATCTATTCCAAGCTACCAAGAATGCTACTGGTACCCAAAACATTGGTACCTTTAACTCTGGTGGTATGATTGTTAAAAACCCACGCAAACAGATACGCGCTTGGCTTATCAATGGACTCATTGTCCGTACAATAGGTGCAGGTATCATAGCAGGTACCTCATCATTCGTAGCACCGAACTTACTCAATGATATGGTGCAAGCTCATCCGGTGAGTGCTGTACTGTATGCAGGTTGGAATGTTGCTATTGATGCAATGAAGTATGATGACAAATCTGATTATGGTAAGACAAAAGCGGAAGGTAATGTCAAGACCAATCTCGATGGAGTTGCCGGTAGTATGGGCATGGGAATGGGTCAGAAATCAATGACTGGAGTAATGACCTACGGACTGCAATTAGCAAAGGATTTGGTAGATGATGGAGAAATCACTAATTTAGAACAAGACAGTGAGCTAAATCAGGCATGGACAGTAACAAAGAACCTGATGAACACATTCCCGGTAACTGCTCCTTTGTCGAGTGCTGTAAGTGCAGCAGAAGAAGTCCGTAAAGTACAAAAAGATGTCGAAGAGTAATTATTAATAATAAGGGTACCGCTATGTTATTTGGTCAATTGGTTGTGAAAATCAACATGAAGAATGCAGGTAATGTCCATTACGTTAGAGAAGGACGTTACACCGAGGATAAAGAGATGAATGTTATCATGGCACATGAAGCATCATCCGGTCAGTTAAAAGTGCTGATAGTAGATAACTTTAATGAGTTGCAGTATCTCGACATTACCAAGGTAGTGTATGTGAATTACATTCCACTTGTTGAACCTGCGAATGCTATTGATATAGTACCAGTAGAAGTACCTAAAAAGGGTAGAGGCAAAGGTACCGAACAAGTGACACTTGATGAGAGTATTAAAGAAGTAACAGGTACCAATGACACCGGAACAGCATAGAGACCTTCTCATACGATGTTTAGATAATACAGCACCTCCAGAACGATGGTGGGATTTGGGGGTGCTTGTATTTGCACGGACATTCTTCCCGGAAGTGTTCGACAGTCCTTTCAGTATCATGCACTACAACATCCTCAAGCAATTACTTGAGATGTACAATCCCGATCGTACTAGGCGTACTGACCGCCAATGCTACATTAACATTCACCGTGAAGCAGCAAAGACCACTGTTAGTTCCTTCCTATTTCCGCTCTATCAAATATATCTCAAAGGTTACACTTCCATTGTAAATTTCAACGGTACCAATTGCGAAATAAAGGTTGGTGAGAGATTTATAATGTTGTGCTCTGAAACTGCAAGTGCAGCAGAGAACCTTACCACGAACCTCAAGACCGTCGTCGAGACACGTACTGACCTTATACCTATCTTCGGTGATAAGCATCCTCAAGCAGTTGAAGTAGATGAAATGACCACACGTAAAGGTGATAAGCTTTGGCGTAAGAATGCATTTATCACACAAGACGGTACCGTTGTCTATGGTATAGGTAGTGGTCAACAAGTGCGAGGCAAGAACGTCCTCAATAGCAGACCTACACTTATCATTGTAGATGATATGTACTCAAGCAATAGTGTACTGACCGAGCACAACAGAGCAAAGCTTGATTACTGGTTCTATGCGGAGCTTGTCAATAGTGCTGACTCTATGCGTGGTAAAATAGCATGGCTTGGTACCTTGGTTCACTTGGATACTGTTATCACTAAAATGAAGAAAAGTGATAGTTGGTTTGGTATGGTTATTCCGGTGATAAGCATGCACGAGTTAAGTGATGCACTTGGTCATTGCACGATTACTGCCGATGAAGTGATATTACCTACACCTGACATGTGCGCTACACTGCAAAAGACGTACACAACGCTGTCATGGGGTGAAAGACACACGCTCTACTATATCCTCTCGATATACAAGCAATCATACGAGAATAAGAAGCTACGGTACTTCTATCAGGAGTACATCAACGTAACCGAACCACCGGAAGAAGCAACATTCCCTGACTCTAAGTTTCTAAAGGTACCCTTAACAGTTAAATGGGTAAAGGATCCAATTACATTCGAACCTGTTTACACACTATCATTCTTTCACGAAGGTATGACATGGACAGGACGACCTACGTTTACGTTGGGTATTGACGTTGCCTCCGGTGAAAGTGCTAAGTCTGATGATACTGTGCTGAGTGTCGTTGGATTATGCAAATGGGTTGCTGTGGTACCCGGTAGCAATAGCTTGATTGACAAGGTACTGCCATTGTTCATGCACATTGAAGGAGGTAAGTACGGTATCTATGATGAAGTACTGCAGGTGACTCAAGGACTCAAGCCGGGTATTGCTGATGCAGTAGAACGCTTATGTGTTAAGTACCCCATTCAAAGGGTTAGAATAGAGGTCAATGGTCAACAGGGTACCATTGCAAGGGAGGTGAGAAAGAATATGCGTGAGAAGAGAGTTCGAGTATTAGGTACCAATGCCATGGTACATTATGAAGAGCAGTTCAGTCAAGGTAACAAAGAAGAGCGTATCAGGTCAGTAATGGGTTCTATCGTCCAAAAGTATGAACATGTTGTAACGAATTCAGCGGTACCACTTTGGAATAAGTGTATCACTCAATTGCAGACACTTGGTAGTTCTGACCACGATGACTATGCTGATAGTCCGTCCATTGCTTGCTCGTCATTGAAGCTTGAAACCAAGTCTATTCATAAGACTCAACAACAGGTACCGTTGCCTCCAAAAGAAGATTACTTGAAGCAGAAACGTCCACCTGATGGTCGTTACGCATGGGAGTCAGTTTAGACTGCATCTGTTCACGTATAGCGTCAGGACTTACCACAAGCACATTGTTCGTAATATTACCACCTTGCTGACCACCACGCTCAAGCAAGTCACTTGCCTTACCTAATGCCCACAACCTCACATTCTGTGGTACCCTTATTGGATTGTTATCCTTATCCTTTTGTGTTATTGCTGCTGCAATCTCATCTGCTATGGTACCCTTATTAATACCACGCTCTTCGAGTTCTTCTCGTAATGATTTACTCATAATACTAAATAGATAGTCCGTAAATTCAGCGTCCTTGAATAACCGCTTGATTGTTACAACGTAATAGTTCTGCTTTTTGCCTTGCCACGTCTTCATGGCTGCTTCGAACATGTTCAAGCCACTATTGATATGTCCTGCAAACAACTTCTCGCTTGGTGTGAGTTTATAGCGTTCTTGACCTACGAAGTGCATGTTATAACTGAACACCTTGCTTTTGGTATTGAACCGCAATTTGGGGAAGTACACAAACTTGTTAGACTTCCCCCTTGATTTGAGTTCAACCACTTTTAAAACCGGTACCAATAACCCTTCTATACTTTTTACATAGTCACCCTTTTTAATTGCAGGGTCTTTGTAATCGACAATGGTACAGTCGAATGCCCTGCACTCACGTTCGGTCTCATATATCTTGGCTATGTAGTAATCACCGTGGTACTGCTTAGACTTTACTTTTAGCTGTATCATATATGCCTATAATAGCACTACAAGGTACCATAATTTGTTTGTTGAGTTCATGCCCTTCACTTGGTATGTCAATCTTGTTGTTAGGTAAGAACATGATCTTATCACCCTTCTTTAAAGCTTTGATTGCAATTGGTACCCATTCAATGTTATTGATACCTCTATCAACATCTACGATGGTACCTTGACAATGATTAGTAACAAAGGCATCACCAACGACGATACCTGACTTGGTTTTACGTTCACCACGTACTTCAACACGGAAGTGTCCTGCGGTTGGTCTGAGAGTTTCTACCGGGTATTCCGGTATCGGAGAGATAAGAGTAGTATCCATAGAAGAATAGCAATTTGGTTTAGTATAGGTTTGTTTCGAGTATATCTCGTGCCTGTACTATAAAACATTTAATTAGGAGTATTTATGCCTACTGTCAATAACATTCATGAGCTTGAACAGCTCTATGACTTAGTTGTATCTCATATCGAAGCAAATCCTGCTATGACATGGGATGATATTTGTTCTATTTATCCTCAAGGTGTGCTTATTGAAGCATTGCAACACGCCGACCTGTTCGGTGCTGAGGATAGTGCTCGTGATCATTTTGTTGAGTTCAACAATAAGAGGTACCTTAAACAAGAATGGGATAAGGTCAAGCTACATGTTGAGATTCAAGAGCTATTCATTAAACAACAATGCGATGATTACTCATTGCTGTTCGCGGAAGAAGGTGCCCAATGGTAACATCTGTAATTGAACTTGCTGACAAGCTGTACAAAGCATCTGTAAGCATAGACTCAACCTTTACCAACGATACAGTTGCTCAAGCAACATCCAAAGCTTTTGACATAACGCTTTTAGCTTGCCTGTCTCGTGTCTGTTGCAACGCCAATGACCTTGGCTTACCATTGTCCGTTGTTCAACAATTACTCAAGGGTACCGACTATGAACAACTACTATCTTAAACCTGATGATGAGGTACCTAAACCTACGCTACAGTACGTCATCAAGTACAACAAAGCACTCAAGAGCATAAGCATAACCTACAAAGCTAAAGGCAATAGTAAGGTCAGTAATACTGTTACGATTACTGATAACCTTGACCACAGGATATGTACTTGCGATACCTATGCACGTCATGGGAATTGCTATCATGCTGATAATGGATTGAGTTTATTAGAAGCTGCTTTTGCAGTAATTACTGACAATGAGATACCTGATGTACTGCCAAGCACGTACTTACTCCCACAAATATAACAAATAAATAATAAATATTTGGTACCACTAAATTTGTTTTTGGTGTGGTAGATATAATTAGTGGTAATGGTACCAATTGCGAGCAAGTTTCAGGTGAGGATGTGGGGAGTAATAGCATCGTAATCGTACAAGCGACACAAGCAATGTGTGGTATCAAACATGACCAAAGAAGAATAGCAATCTCGTTTAGAATGGTGATAGGTTAGTGTTCCACAAGAACGCCTATTACTGTTTAAAGTTTACCTTATAGGAGTATAGTATGGACAGCAAATTAACCCTCGACCAAGCTACAGCAATCGCAACTAAGCTTGAACAATTCAAAGATGATACGTACAATTCTGTTGATGTGCGTAATCCTTCTATCGCAGCCAATCAAGAGCTTGTTATTGAGTTTGAATTACTCACCAAGCAAATGAAGATGCAAGGCAAGTATAACTTGACCTTGGCTAATGGTACCGTGGTGTATCTTAATGAGAATTATTATGATATTATCAAGGGTGTTGATGAGCAAACAGGTGAAGTTGTGCTCAAACGTAAGTTGGTCAAGTTCCCAGAGCTTAAAGCATTTCGTGATGAACGTCAACGTGTCAATAATGACTATCGTTATATGACCGAATCACGTCTGCCTATCAGTGCTGAATTACAAGCGCAATTCGATGCTATTAAAGAACGTTCATTGCACATGAATAGCTTCTTTAGTTTGAGATATGCGGTACCTGTTGTTGCGAGTGTTTGATTGTAAGGGGATGTGCTATGTGCATGTCCCTTTTTTAATGACCGCACATGATGTGGTGACTAATCAACCCACCCTCTCCTCCTGCAATGTAAAGGATATTTGGACTAAGTATGGATAAGGATAGTAGGTAGTGTAGAAGAATAGCAATTTGGTTTAGTGGTGGTAACCGCCACTATAAACAAGGGATTACCTCAAACTGCTAAGAGACTCCGCAGTTCGCTTACCTTCTATGACTACAGAAGTAAGTAAGGGTTAGGAGATGGTCAGTGTGTTACAGGACGCATAAAGGGGAGCTTCGCTCCCCACCTGAACTTGTTGGCTGACATATTATAACAGCACGTGTGAAAGCACGACTATAAGATACAACTATTAGCTTACTTAGTGTCGAAGGGCACGCGACCACACCACTCCCCACCGGCTTGACTGTACGGGGGAGGGGGAAGGGAATTGTGTAGTGCAGGGCGTATACCCTACATTCATACATTTACATTTCTACAAATAATCGAATTCATACATTTACATTATTATAAAAACTGGTACCTATACTTTACATTTTACAAAAAACACAAATCAAACTTTATAAAAAACGGTACCAAATCTTTTTTATAGAAAACCATGGATAAAAAAAGGGTACCATTATTTTTGTTTGTTCTAAAAAACAAGTTTTAAACTTTGGTACCCTAAGAATCATTAAGAAAGATAAGAGAAGATATTATATCATAATATCGTATATCTTCTCTTATACCTTAGAGTTTTACACCCGCGTGTACGTGTGCGCGTGAAGCGTATTTATACGATAAAGGGCTAAGTCATAGGAAGTACCTGATGTTACGGATGGACTTCTTGACCATGCGTTTGTAAGCTTTAGGTACTGTGTTTATGTGACTCGCTGCTTGATGTTCGAGTACTGCACAGACTATTGTTTTGGGCATGATGTACGGAGCAAAGTTTGGACCCCAATCTGTTATGCTGACTGCACCGGACTTGATTGCTTTGTCAATGTTGTCTTGCATTTCCTTTACTGCGTACTTGAGGCATTCACGAGCGTACCTCCGGCAGAGAGCTTCTTTTTGTTTACGTGTCATTGAAGTTGGGATAAAGGGTACAGCAAATGGTCAAATATTGGATCATCGGGAAGTCTATTCCTCGACAATACTGCAAAGTCTTTTGCTTGAAACTTAGCCCATATTGTTGTTCTGCTTTTTGTAGCACAGAAGTCAATCCCGTTGTAATGGTACGCTTTGATGATGTCTGATACCTGATGCTTCCCAAGGTACCAACCTTCGAGTCTGTGTTCGTCATGAGGATTATCAAGCTCCTCCATGATCATATCAAGGAGTTCACCGTCCGTAACTGAATCGTCAGCGTTTGCTATGAGTTCTCTGATTGCTGTTTCGAGTGTCATGATTTCTCCGGGTAGAGTTTACCGCTCAGTACAGTTACATAGTCATCGGTGTAGAATTGATTACTTCCTATGCTGAATCTTTGTGTGGAATTCTTCCACCGTGCTACGTCCTCAACACCGACCTGTGTTCTGATGTAGTACCAACCATCTTCTCTTGTAGGTACCTTGTCAATTCTGTAGGATTGATCGGTAGTATTGATGGTTACCTTGACACATTCCTTTGGTTTGAGATTTATATCAAAAGCATTGTCCTTTACGAAGGTACCACTGGGGTGTACATTTCTGAATACGTCGCCATCAAGCTCCGGCTTTTGGCTGAACTGCCATATACTGCCATCTGCATCTCGTGCTACGTAGATTTCTTTTAACATGGTAAACACTCCTTTGGGATTGGGTTTTTGCCTATTTTGTAACGTGATTCTACATCGGACTCTGCGAGACATCCACTGTAGTAGTGCCAAGCATTGTCCTTGTACTCGAGCAGAATAGTTGCACCCTTGCATTCTGTAGTTGCTGCGTAAATGCCGTCCTTGCGTGTTCTCTCAACAACAAAGGTACCCTTGTCAGTATCAATGTGTACTTTGACTACTTCAAGTGGGTATAAGTCAATGTCGAATACGTTGGCTTTTACAGCACTGCCTATACCTGTCGGATAGTACGCTTGACCCCTACGTAATTCAGGTACCGATTCATATTCATAAATGGTACCGTCTTTGTCTTTTGCTACATAAATTGTTTTCATTGTTGTCCTTCTAAAAATGGATGTTCTATTGGAGTTGTTGATAGGATGAGTTCGTCTGCTGTTCTTTTGACAAATGAACTACCTCTTTCTTCATATACGCAGAAGTCGATACCGTTGTAGTGGTACGCTTTGATTCCTTCTCTCAATGCTGATTTAGCTCTGCCAAGGTACCACTTACCCGGAATGTATTGCGGTACCTGTTCTATTTGGATTGTTAACTTGACTACTTGACCATTGCTTAAAGATATAGGATAAGGATTTCCATGCCCAAGACGATTCATGGTACCGGTACCTGAGTTTAAAGGCATCACATGCCCCGACTCATCAATATGGATTGGGCTTGAATGTTCTAAGTACACGCCTGACGTGCTTCTTCCGAGATAGATTACTTTCGTGTTCATTGCGATACTTTCATATTGTTAATAAAATCTACTACTTCTTTTTTACCTTGTTGTTTACCTTTAGCGTAACCGTCAGCAAACCCTGCGTCGTGCGCTCTTCTTTCTGCTTTTGCTGTCAGAACTTGATGCTTTGCATCTGCATCTCGTTTGCCTTGTTGATACCCATCTTCCCAAGTGGTACCTTGGTCAAACTTTTGCCAAGCATCTTTGATACCTTGACTGTGACCTTTTTTGTACGACTCTTCTGCACGATCAGTTGCAAACTTCTCCTTGCCCTTGGCACCGTCTTCAAATCCTTGTTGGTACCGTAGCTGACGTTGTGCAGCACACTTCTCTTCTGCTTCTTGGCAACCTTTGAGGTACCCTTTGTCGTATGCGGTATCGGCACATCTCTCGATTGCTTTTAGTTCTTGCTCAAGTTTGTCATACTTTACTTTGAGGTCTTTGTATTTTGCCTCTGCTTGTTTACGGAGCCAATCGTACTGACGATGCCCTTCTTCAACACCTGCATTGTACTTGCTCATAAGTTCCAAATGCTCAATATCTTCTTTTGCCTTGTTCAGCTCACCGTTCATTTTAACCGCATCTGATTGAAAGTCAGAAATAACTCTACGTAAGTGTGCACAGTCTTCATTGGAGGATTTGAGTTGCTTGACAAGTCTAGCTTGCTCTTCTATGAGATCATCAACGCATTGTGTGCTAATGCCTGAATTGTATCCTTCTTGGTACTTGAGTTGACCGTGTTTGTCCATTTCAGCTTCGGTGTAGCGTTTGCCTTCGTAAGCTCTCCGTGTTTCTACACGTCCTGTCTCGTAACCTTCACTGTAAGATTTTGCATGTACATCTACTACTGCGCTTTCAGGTACGTAGTTAATGCCGGTACGTTCTTTGATGAGCCATAAAAGCTTTCTTACCGTGTCTTCGTTAGTTAAAAACCCACGCCCTCCATGATAGAATTCTATCATCTTTGTAAGGTTTCCGTAGATACTGTACGTTCTGTTGTACTCGTACTCGTGCTCTGGTATTGATGCCATGTTATTCTCCTTCATCTGTTGTTTGTGATACTCTAATTAAATATTCTAATGTTACTGATGGCTCACCAATATTGATAAAGCCGTCTATCTTCTCCGTCACTGCGTCGTTTAGGTCTGAGGTATATCTTTCTATGCGTTCTTTGATTACGTTCAACCTTGCCCTATCTACGGTACCTTCTACACTAAATACGATGTCTATTTGACCTGATAGTTTTGTTACGGTCATTAATCCTCCTCCGTGTCATGCTTTTTAAAGGTACCATAAACTTTGATGTTGAACTTGGCTCTCCTTGCTATTTGTACAGCAGAGAAGGTACCGCCGTCCAATCCTTCTATTTTCTCGATTGTATTCAAGGCATGAGTAGCAATCTTAAGTTTTGCTTTCAGGTCTTTGATTTGCTGTTTAGCTTGCTTCTCACTTAGGGTCATAGGTACCTCTTAATTAGATATATGATTAGTAAAAGTATGCAGATGCTTTGTAATGTTTCAAACTTCATCGCAAACCTCCCACACAGCCCGAATTTTAATCGGAGTTTCGTGTTTTATAGGGAATTTGGTAACGTCGATGCCGAAATTTATCAGTAGTGTTTCGCTTCGCCATATCGTGCCACCGTATGCAATCCATCCACCTACACCCCTGCACGGCATATTACTGTAACCCCATACATCGCCGTCGTCATCCATCGCTAAATAGATTTCTTTCATGTTGCCTCCGTGGTTAGTTGGTTGTAATTTAATATCGTAACCGCCAACTGCCGAAATCCCCACATAATTCTAATCTGCTTTTGCAGAGCTTTCTTGATGTCTTTTTCGTCGTTATGTATTGTAAATTTGCCGTTTAGTTTTACATAACTTTGCTCGACTAAGTACGTTACTTCGTACTGTGTATATCTATCTTCGAATTTCATGTCAAAACCTCCACAATTCTGAACTTTTTGCATTGACCGGGTTCGATGTTGAGGAATTTTGCCGCATGTTCACTTATGTCAAAACTCATTGCACCGTAATTGTTATAGTATGTACTGCCGTCTGAATTTCTATTCGCTTTGGGTTCTTTGAAGCTCGCTGTAACATCCCCGCACGCATGATGATTATCCCAACTCACCCAACAATCCACGCCCTGCATTTTCTCGCGTTCGCTGCCAGTATATTCTTTAAACTCTGCATCTGTAAGCACCGAATCGAGCAAATACGGCTTCCATTTCTCGCGTTCGTCTGCACGGGCAAGTTCGACAAGTTCATAGTGTGACAGCTCGTCGTTATTCCACTGTTCGACAATTTCTTCATTCGTCATAGGTACCACCTTATCCACCATGTAACAGCAACGATTGCAGTAGTAGCACCTGCACAAAACATGAATATTGGTTTAAGGTACCAGTTATAAATATGCTTGGTACCCAATTCTAATTCAAGACTATCAACCTTTTCTTGCCATGCTTCATTGCCTCGTTCGCGTTCCTCTATGTGCTGAGTTAGTTCATCCACTAAAGCAATCGACCTGTTTTGCAGGTAATGGAAATTTGATAAACTCTCACTAAGTTCCTTCTCCGCATTTGCAAGCTTGAATGCGATCTCCACGGTAGCTCTACCGGCAATGTCACGTTCAGTTTTTAGCTCTTCAATGTTCTTCCATTGGGCATTGATTAGATTGTTGTCTTCCTTGCGTAAATACTCCAAACTATTGACTTCTCGTTTGGCTCTGTCGAGTTCAGCAGCAAGGTCAATAACCTCTCTGCGCTTTTCTGTAAGTTGCGTCTTAAGTACAGGTGCTGCCATGAATAGCCGTACATATTCATCGTAATCAGGATGTTGGTCATTCATAGAGCAGACCAGCAATCTGCTTCTTCCGGCATCATCTGAGGTGAAGTTAGTATATAATCGCGAGCTTTCAACACGATCGTTGTCTCTTATTTCTTCGTTTGTCCAATGTCGAGTTCTAGAAGTTATTAATGTTTTCCCTCTTTGTAAACTTTTCATAAGGTACCTATAAATGTGTTTAATAAATCGTTTAAAGTAATGTTGTTTTTTTGTAGATAATTGTATAGTTTCTTCTTGCCGTTCATGTCAGTACGGAACTTCACTTGTATATCGTAAAGTGGATGTATTATCCTGTTCATCTTCTGCTTGCGCTTACGTTTATAGATGGTATCTTTATTGCGGAGATGTATCCGTTGGGTTTCTAACGTAACACCGTCCTGAAACATTATGGTAATGCTGTCATCGTTAGAAAGTGCTGAGTAGTGAATGATTACGCATGATTGGTTGAAGCGTTCGTGACTACGGACTTTGAAGAGATATTCAAGTTGCATTTAACACCTTTAAAAATAAAAATGGTACCAAGGCAAAAATAACAAATAGTTATTAATACTAAGGTACCATTTCTCAATTCTAATCAATTCTATACCTTAGACAGAAGGTACCACTGCCTTGTCGGGAGTTAGGAAGGCAGGATTCGAACCTGCATCTCTACGCATCACAGCGCGGGCTTTACCTTTTAGCTACTTCCTATACCCCTGACGTAACTCACGGAGCGACCGTAACGTTCGTCAGGACAATAACGTTCGTCAGTATTGCGGTAGGTATTGATAGTCACTTACCACTCTAAGTACAAACTTCCTGTCTGTCTTTTGATTGTGGAGATGCACTTCATTACCACGCATTTCAACCTTTGTGTTCTCAACTTCTACGTAAGCATTGAATCCATCCGGTACCGGAACACCGTAAGGCAAGCCAATGTAGTAATCATCATCAAGCTCAATATCGCTACCTTTGATTCTAAAATCTACATTCAGTTGCTTTGAGTACATTTCCTTTCCGTCTATGATTTCATGGACAGCGTACTGACGTTGTTCTTGTCTTAGATTCAAATACTTAGCACAGGTCAAAGCATCCTCATTGAAGAGATTCATTTCATTGATAATGTTGACAAGCAGGTCATACGTCTTAATTTTGATAATATCCAAAAGAGCACGTACCGAGCTTGCATTGTCTTTATTCTCAAGCTTATCCTTAATCACTTCTTCAATGATAGAAGAGTCAAGGTCATCGAAGCTTTTGCAGTACTTCACTCTATTCATTCTGTTAGTCATGTATTTGCTAATAGCACTGTCGTCATTGACTGTTATAACAAAGATGTACTTACTGCTGACACTACCGTCAAGAAGAGGCAACAAGGAATGTTTGTGTTCATGGTCTTTCATAATTTTGTCGTACTCGTCAAAGAACACTATCGAATTATTGAAAGAAGGGTTACTCATGAATTGCAGGAAAGAAGTGCTTTCGAAGTTTACCTGTTCTGCAATGATGATTACGGGCATATTCATTCTTCTACAGAATTCTTTTGCGTACATTGTCTTGCCTGAACCTTTGATACCTCGTAGCAAAATACCGAGATTTCGGTCATCATTTTCCCATGAAGTTTCCCAACGTTCCATTTCTGAGCAGTCACCGTACATCTTCTTTGGAGCGCTAAAGTCTTCAATTCGTTCAAGCCAATAATGCTCATTTAGTGAATTGTACTTTAGCAAGTAGTTTGCTACGGGAAGCTTGTCAATTATGGTACCTGACTGGATTACGCTGATGCTATTTTCCGACTGTAATAAGTTCATAAAATATATAGATTATTATTAAAATCCCATTTACTTGGGTTTGCTACGTAGGAAGGGTTCGAACCTTCAAGGATTTTATAGGCAACTGACTCTATTCGTCGAATGCCAACCACGGAGAAATAGAGGTCTCCGTCCGTTTGCGCAGTTCCGGCACTACGTAGTTTTCGCTCAAGTCTGCCTGTACACGCAGACTATCTCGCTACTTAAAAGCTCAATCCTGACGGTACCGTTGTCGTTGCCGGTGAAGCACTACCTACTGCATCTACACACAAGTCCTTAATCGGTATCATTGACCCGATATGTGCCATAAGCGTCATGTACTGTGCTTCGCTCACAAGGTACGCATACGGCTCGAAAAATGACTTAGGGTACTTGTCATCTGTCTTTGGTGGTGTTGCACTACCCGGAGTACTTAGAATGACTCTGTACATAGGGAAGACACCGGCTTTGATTGCTTCGAGTGCTGCAATCTGATTAAGGTTAATTGTTACTGCTTTAGTCTGACCCTTTTTGAAGGAATCGCTTACGTTGATTGTTACGAACATTGTTGCTCCTATAAATAATTAATATAATTCTCCACCTATTTCTCTACTTAAATCATTCCAATCTTCGGTGCAGATATTCCACACCGCTTTCAGTATTTCAATGTGACTGTCAAAGCTATCTTTCCCGCACATGTGGATGTATCCATCGCAATCGCCAAAGTGCAAATGAGAGCAGCCGTCCCATTTAACACTGCCACGTAGGTATGTGCCCCATACGTCACCTTCTCTTTCTCGTACTTCGAAATCAACCCATGCTTCACCTTGTGTCGTTTCTATTTCATAGAATTCATTGCCCTCGATTAGTGGTCTTATCATAAATTTATAATTCTTGGTTCTGGTACCCTGTCATACCAGATAAATAATAGTTTGTGTTGTGCAGGGAATCCTTCAATCAGTTTGCGATAAGCAGGAGGTGGTATCCGATTACTTTTTGTTTGAACAAATAAGACGATACCTGTTTCAATGTGAACTGCTATATGGTCAAATAGATTAAAGAAGTCGTTACTACCTTTGTACGATGACCGTACTGTGGTAATTACAAGGTACCCTCTATCTCGAAGGTACCCTGCTGTTTTACTTTCGTTGCGTCGTCCTTTAGCTGCTGTGTTCATCGTCGTCTTGATCTGTTAGAACTGCAGTCAACATTATCGCATCAAATTCCGGCAATTGACTTTTGTAGTTTACAAGCAAATTAGCAAGGTCATTACCAGTGCCTTTCACTTTGCCGCAGAATGCTTGGCTTTCATTGTCACTCTCTGGAGTATATGCCAACAACAAGCAAATGGTACCCGTTGTATCTGTACTTAATTTCTTTGTTGCGTAGTCAGTTATTTTTTGCGCTAGTGTCATTGTTACTCCTAATTACGTGATTGTGATTGATTTTCCTGCCACATTTTATACGTCATCCAAGCAGCTTCCACTGCATTAGCAAACTGCTCGTTCTCTATCATCCTCAAGCATAGCATATTAGCAAGCTCTTGAGGGGTACCGCATACTGCATTGAATGCATTTTTGGTATCTACGTCCTGACCAAGCACTACATAAGCAATCTTATCCCGTTCACCATTTACCGGAATAAGTGCTCGTTCAATCTCCCGTGAGAATTCATTGAAGGTCATTTGTCCTCCATGAGTTCAGGGTTGTCAAAGTAGTTGCCTAGTATTTCGGAGTAGTCTGTGTATGCCCAATCTATGCCGTAGACTTCGATGTCGCCATCATCCCACTGTTCTACAGCTTCGCCATCCTTGTCGTATAAAATAACTTCGGTACCATTGCTACTGAACCCAATCCGATAAGGTTTCAGGAAGTCAGGCTCACCGTCATGATCCCATTCTTCTCTTTCCCAACGGGTACCTGCAAGAATGATGTCACCTTCATAAACGTACTCTCTTGATTTATCTACCTCGGTATCCTCTTCGTTCCAGAATGAGAACTCGATAAGCTGCCCTATGGATTCTTCGTGGACTGCAGTTGCAAATCCGTTAACCCAAATCAACCAATTCGGGCTATACTCGTTAGGTGAAGTAATTCCACCGTACACCCATTCCGAAGGTTCTGCTATTGTTTTGCCTCTAAATTCTATTTTTCTCATGCGAACACCTTTGCAGAATTAGCTTCAAGCCGTTGTAAGTAAGAAGCAGCCAATCCGTATTGTGCAGGATAGGTTGTCATGTTGGTAACCGCCATGTAAAGAGCAAACACGTCATTGTTATAAGTAGCGAACTCGGTACCTATTCTATTGAGTAGTTGAACTTTGACAGGGTGCATACCGTCCTTTGGATCGGGAATGCCATCGACAATTCTACTGAACATACCTTGAATAACCTTGGCATCCTTAATGTCCCATAGCTTGTTGAGCTTTGTGATAGATTTACCCAAAGTATCATTGGTCAATGCTTTTAGTCCTTGCTCGATATGTTCAAGGCATTCATTGTTCTTGTTGTGTTTCCGCTTGTAAGCAAGTATATCACCTGCAATAGCACCATTGCCGCATATCTGCACCCAATAACCCATTTGCAAGCTGAATGCAAGGCTGCCGTCGTAGCTGTTGTTGATACGGACTCTGCCGTGAACAGGGAATGTTTCTGCACCTACTGTAATCTCTGATGTTACACTTTTGTTCTCAAGGTCAATTTGGAAACGTGTATTACCAAAGTTACGAACACGAACTAACTGATACCCGGAATCAAATGCAGGTTGAAGTGCGTCAATGATTTCTTGGTTCTTGATGAGCGTGTAGTCCTTACCGAGATACAGTACAGTATCAGACCGCAAATCTACCACTGCATTCCAACCTGTTTCTTTGTAATCGTCGGTCAGTATTCCACCTACTGTTGGTCTATTCCAAAAGGAAGGTACCGATGCTACTGGAAATAGGAGTGAATCTAAAACATTTGATTCGAATCCGTTGTTTACTGTTGATGCTGTTTGAATTGCAAAACTATTGAATATCGACATAATATGGTACCCTTTATTTATTTGTTTTTGGTTCTTTTAATTTAATTGTAATTCTCTCTTCTTCTTTGTCGTAACAGAAGTCATCGTAAAGTTCAGGATAGATTGACCGGAAGTCTTCTTGGTTAAAGATACGTTTCTTTACCACTGTGACCTCTACAAGCATCTCTCCTGTTTCTTCATCGACTAATCTGTTATCCGTCATAACCCCACGGAGACGGGGTTTAATTGCTTCAATAGCTTTCGCTACCTCTGCTCGTGCTTTCGTTAGCTCACGGTACTCGTTGAAGGTTGCGTATGCTAGTTTATCCATCGGAACGTCCTTGCTGTATGTGTTCGTGCATTTTGTCTATTGTTTCTCTCAACTCTCTGTTCTCTACTTGCAGCAGTTCGTTCTGTATCGCAAGCACATCTATCGTCAGTTGCATTTCTTCTAGTTTATCCATGATCGTCTTCTACCTCCTCTATTGAATGCAAGCCTGAGCAGTCGCTTGAATCAAGGACAATCTTTTCATTGTAGTACTGTTCGGTCACCCAGTCTATCGCTCCTTCTGCCGTGTCCGCAAGTACACTAATCTTTCTTGATAACGTTTCCTTGATTTCTATCACAAAAGTTTCCATTGGTACCCTTATTTAGATGTGTATTTATTGTATCTTTTAACTATCCTTACGATAGGTGGATTTCCCGGAAACATGGAGTCTGTGATTTCTTGACGGACTACCTTCTTTGTACGTACCACAGTCCTCATTTGCTCCCTATCTTTGTCTTCGAATTGCTTTACCCACATTACGGATTCATCTTCCGGTATGCACTTAAAGCAAATGTTTCTACGCTTGTTTTCTGCTTCTGTCAGTACACCTTTCTTGCAAAGAATGCACTTGACTCTTCGTGCTTTTTCTTTAGCCATTTGCCATTATCTCCTTTAATTTGAGTTTCATTTGCTCATCATCGAGCAGTATTCTTTCAATACCTTTTGGGCAGTACAAGTTCAGATACCTTGTTGTTGTAGGGCTGAGCTTTGCATGCTTCTTATTGACGTAACAAAAGTTACTGCCTTTTGGAGTACAAGCAATAGCACTATCATAAACAAATAATATGGTACCGTTTTCAAGGTACAACTCATGATGGCTTATTGATTGATTGAATAGCTTCACTATTCCCTCCTTGTTAAGTTAGTAATCTCCGCTACGATATTAAATATCCATCGCGGTATATCATTGTCAAGTGGTACCGCTTTCAAGGTACCCGTTGCTCCAACAGTAACATTGTACTGATGGTCAGCAATTGCTTTATAGCTATCATAGATTGCTTTCACCTCATCTGCGGTTAAATGCCGGTAAGGTTGTTGGGGTATGCTTTCAAGCGGAGTAGCAAGTACCATGTGTACGGTTTGGTACACACCGAGTATCTTACTGTAATTGAGGAATATCTGAGAATTGAAAGGGTAAAAGCAGGTATCTATTGTGGTTTGGGCAAGTTGCTGTGCGGTTATTGTCCGTTCGTATTCTGCCATTGTCCTCCTAAATAATGCACTCGTCAGGAATGCGGTTAGGGGAAATAGTGTAGTTTGATATACGACCGATACAATCACCGCCATTTCTATGGTACCACACTCCTTTATTGTACCGAAATACACCCGTTTCGCCGTTGGTTGTGCAATAACCCATGTACCACCCATTCTCCCGCTCAATCTCATATCTCCAAGTGCCATTTTCATTAACCTTGACTTCGGCGATTTGCAGGGGTTTTAAGGGGATAGGGAAAGTAATTCCGGCGATATATTCGCCGCTGTGGCAACTGTAATATTCTCCGTCGTCGCACGTTGGCTTCTCATTATAAAATAAATACACTTTCCCGTCACTATCCATTGCTTGCCAGTAAGTTTTCATATCGTCCTCCTAAAATGGTTCTGCTAAATTATCAGTATCAATCGGTACCCTTGTTGGATATTCTGGTTCGTTATTTATCTCGGTCAAGCAGCTAATGATTACATTAATCTTTTGTGCTTTTGATAGCTCGCACATGGTACCTTTTACTATTTCATGAACCATGTGATCATGCTGATATCTTGTCATTGGTACCCTTGTTAAATTGTTTGACATATTCTATAAATTCAATTGGCTCATACTTGGTACCGTCGTGTGCTATGATACCAAAGTTATTGCCATGATCTTCACTGTCCTCGTATCGCTTTACGAACTCCTCGAACTTAGCTCGACGCTGTTCTTTTGTAGCTGTACACCACCGTACTGAATAGCTTCCACCGTCAATGTACTTGTTGGCAAACTCATCCAAGGCAAAGCTTATGAAGTTCTTGCTTGATGAGTATACAGCTATCTTGGTTACGGATGGATACTTTTCTTTGTGTATTCTTGATATACTCATCAGTTCTTCAATGTTTGGATTGAGAAACTTTGAGTAGAGATAGTAGTTCATGATTGCACCTTTTTAAATTCAGGAAAAGCTCTTTTTTCTGTGATTGTAACGCCGTCACTTTCAGCGTCCGTAGAGATGTATTCTAATGAATCGCCGTAACTTTGCGGGGTTGCCATATTCACCCAAATAACCATTTCGCAAGTACCGCCGTCGTGGATGTGTTTTGCACATTCTGCATAATGCTTGTTCCAAAGTGTTTTTGCCTCGTCGAGTGTTAGCGATGTTTCATCACAAACAATTTTCTCTGGACTTAACATTGATAATCTTGATTTCCAAAATTGGAACGCGCAGTCTTTTTCTTGTTCTGTCATTGATGTTAAAATTGAGAGAATTTTGTAATGTACGCATCTAACCATGCGTGAGGTTCATTGTTCTCAGGTTGCTTGAGGGTATTTACTGCCGGGAAAGCTATGAACGGAATCTTATACCGTGAACCGAATCTGTTCTTGACATTGATAAGGTAAAAGTACTGCCGTTCATCTCCGGTCAAATTACTGTAGTACATCTGCGGGTAGAACGTCATGTAAACATTATTTGCTAATTGTTTAATGGTACCGCTCCATTCCATATCATCGAGAAGTGGTACCTTTAACAAACGATGTTCAACGGTACCTTTCTTTAATTGACATAGAATGATGCCTGTACTGCCTGTACGCTGCACAATTCGCTTTATCTTGTTCATACCCGTCATGACCTTGTAATTGAAAGCAGAAGCGTTTTCTGCATCGGAGAACATTTGAGTAAGGAAGTCCAAACACCAAATATCAGCTTGCTCTGATTCAATGAAGTTTAGCATATCCTCAATGGTATCGAACTCATTTGTGTCAACAAGCTTCAACCGTTGCAGTATGCTGATGCAGACATCGCTTTGAGAATGCTGCCCTGCAAGCATTTTATCCATAGCATCGGTACCATAAGTTTTGTTTGCAATAATATCACCCGTAGGTACCTTTGTAAAGAATGATATTACTTTAGACATTATATCAGCGATAGGCATTTCCTTCTCGAAGAACACTGCCTTGTACGTAGGGTTTGCTTGGAGTATCTTAATAATAAGCCACAATGCAGAGGTAGTCTTCATGCTGCCGGTATCACCTGCAATTACCGTGATATTACCTTTGATTATGGAAGCTTTATCATCAAGCCAAGGTTCCCCTGTCGTAATTATCTGTGCAGGTTCCTCGTTCTTGTAATTGTCATATCGCTGAATAAAGTCTTTTGCTTCGTAGTCCGTACTGGTCGTGAACTTCTCAAGCTCAATTACGTCATCGAGTGGAGTGTACTCACCTCGCTTTACGCGATCATGCAGTACTTGCACTGCCTTTTCGTAACTCCGCTGTTTATCCATTGACGATAATAACGGTACCAGTGACCTTGCTGCGTCCTGCTTGATAGTATTGTTTACATCGTTAGCAGTTTGGAATATTGGTTCAAGGGTATAGAAGGGTACCGCTAAGACTTGGGGATAGTTTTGTCGGACTTTGTGTAGAATGTCGTCATGGTCTTGTTCTGCCATCATATTGCAGAATGTACTGTCAAGACACTTGTACTTGTCCATAGTACGTTGTAATAAGCAGAAGAGGTACTGGCGTTCCTCAGTAAAGTGCTGTTCACTGAAAAGCTCTACGGCACCTCTCTGCATGATATAGCACAATGCGAGCTCTTCAAGTTCCGGGTCATTCTTCATTACATTAGGTACCTTTCAATTTGTTGTGTATCATAACCAATAGTAAAGTCATCGGGGAATATCTCATCACCACGTTCTCCCTTATAAATGTACCTGCTAATAACCGCTCCACCTCTGTACATAACTCGATAAGCGTGGAACGTCCGTCCGGTACTGACAGGTATGATTGTAGTAGTTTCGTAGTCAATAAAGCCGAGAGCAAGCGATGCAAGGCGTTGTGTATCATATAACCGTTTCTCAAATTCGAGGGTTTGCAATATATCAAATTGTTGTTTCATTGGTACCACTTTTTTCTCTTTAGAATGAAAAACCTGTAACCGGTACCTTCTACTATACCACAATGGTTCATGTATAACCTTTTGTATAAGTTCTGTATATGGTACCCATTGCTCATCTATAAAAGCTTCATAGACCAATATCTGTATTGTTATTTGCAGACCGTAGTTGTACTTTACTGACTTCTCCTCAGCTTTCGCATTCAGGATTACTGCTTTGACTAGCATTACAAACTCCTTGCATGTTTGTTAGAGTACCACCACCGTTCCATTTTACCAATCAACCAATTTTCATAAAAGGTAACGTCAGGATGTTTACTATTCATCCCGCCAATAGCATTCGAATCGCCCCAAGTGTAAATGTAAAAGATAGTTGGGGTACGGAATTGTACAACGTATTTTGCATCGGGGCTGAAATAACCATCGAGATGGCTTTCATAAAGTCCTATATCGGCTCTATACTGCTCTCTACCAAACCATATTAATTCATTGCGCTTCCGGTAAATCTTATAAACAAGTAAGGCGTTCCTTATTTTCTTAGGAGACGAGTTAATTGACAGCATTGCAAGAGCCCAAACGATAAAGCTACTAAGTAATATTGTTACTAACATAGTATTCTCCTATGAGTTGCTGAGTATGCCGTAATTTCCCAATCTCCTCAAAGAGACGTTGCCGACAGTCAGGAAGCATTTCACCTAAAGAATACAATACAAGGTCTGTCATACATCTGTCTATTGCTTCCGATATGTTTGCTTGCGCCTTTTCGATGTCTTCATTGTTAATTGTTCTCATTGGTACCCTTAAGTAATTTATTAAACTTTTCTTGCATGTTGCTTATTAAGCTCATGTAAATATCAGCAGTAACTTTTTTATACATTGTAGTTATGATGTCACGAACAAGCAAGTCAATGTCATTGTATCCCTTCCCTTTGTCGAGATGGGTTAGAATTAGCTCCTTTACTGCGTTATGTATCTGCATTGGTACCCCACTCTGTTTTGATTGAGAATTTGACTCCGTATTTGATTTGTAGGGCTTTGATGTGCCTCATGAACTTCGCTTTGCTTACTTGCGTAGCCCCATTCGCGTACTCTGTAGAAGTAGCTTCGCAGAAGTAGTTATACTGAACCTCAAGATCAACAAAGTCACTTATGAACGTTGGAGTTCTGTACTGTTCGTCAGTAACAAAAGCGCACGGAGTTAGACCCGGAGCATCTTCATTCCGCAGCCAATACCGTACATTACTGTTTCTTTTTGTCTTTGTACTCATTTGCTCCTTCTCCATTAAGTTGTTTGATAAGTTCAAATAGTTCTGAACACTGTTCATACGTCAGTCCTTCAAGCTTTGCAACTTTACAGGAAGCTAAGTACGTGTTAATTGAATTAGTCGTAGCTTCAAGCTTTTCAGGTGGCAATGCACCGGCAAAGATACGAATCTGATCAGGTACCGAATTCTCAACATTGCGTTGCTGTTTATCGTACAGTGCAAGTCCGAACTGATTACCCATAAATCTCATGCAACGTTTCATACAGTCCGTAGCTGCTTCCTTTACGGCACTCTCTACTGCATCACCGACATTCTGATAGCTTGTAGCATTACCGAAGCCAACGTCAGTAAATTCAGTCTTAGCTACAGGGCTAGCATAGTGTACTGTGTCTATAAATTCATGGAACACCCTAACGGTACCCGTTGCTATGTATGCGATTCTCCAACCTTCTTTGCCGTCCTTTGTTATTTGAGAATGCTCAACTTCTTTCAAGTCATTGAGTGTCCACTCCCAACCTTGGTACCCGAATATTCTATTTGCATTTTCTATTACTGTCCAACCACCGATGTAGTCAACCATTGCTCCACCTTGCTTACGTTGCATTACGTACTCTTTAGGTAGCTTCTGGTCGAGTAGTTCTTTACGTGTCATTATGCCTCCTCTAATTGTTGTTCAAGTTCTTTTAATTTACTTTCAAGTAGCTCAATCTTTCCGTAAGCATCTTCAAGTTCTGTTTCTTTATCCGTAGCATAGTTCATCCATTCGTTACCCCAGTCACGCAAGGACTTGTTTGAATCCCTCATGTCTTCAAGGGTATCAATTGCGCGTTCTACAACACTCTCTATGCTCTTGATTTCATTCTTAAGCGTAGAGTCCAATTCTTTCTGTTGACGGTTAATATCACTGCAAGTATTTGGTACCGGTTCTGATTCATAAGGTCGTCTCATATAACCTTTCAATATAGTTTGTATTCTTTGTACTTTTCGTAAAATGCCTTTGATCCGATTTCATTATACTCTACAACATAATCCCAACATGCCTCTGCTTGTTCTTCATCCCCGTGGAAATCGTCGCAGTAGTACATTTTTTCATAGTCGTATCCTTTCGCAGCATACTTGCTTGCGAGGTATATTAGTTCTGCTTTTTCCATATAACCTTTCAATAAGTTGTTATTTCGGTACACTTACCGGATTTATTAAAGTAGAATCTCAAGTGGAGCGTATCATTCCACCGTTTACGGTACTGCGAGAATTCACAGACTTCACCGTACTTGTCAGGTTTACAGAAGTCAGGTTCTCCAAAGTCCATTTCAATGTCACGTTTCTCTTTCCCAAGCCATTGCCTGAGCCAATCCTCACTTACTGTATTGATAGTACAGCTTGAAAGGAACACTACACAAAGTAGTGCAAGTATATATCTCATATTAACCTTTTAGAATGTTTAACTTATGGCGTTTTACTACGCCTCTAGAACCAATTGCTATTCTTCTATAGTCTTGCTATATTGCAATAAATTATTAATTTAGAAATAAAAACGGTACCCTTTATGAAACGTGATAACAAAATAGGCAAGACAACCCACGATGAAGACTATCTCCATAGGTGGTTTACAAAGATGGCAAGTAACCGTGCAAACGTAGTCTTACTCCGTAGAGATGACGAGGAAATGTACTTTGCGGACGTAGAGAACACTCGCAGTCAATTCACCAAAGACCAACTATCCAAGATTGAAAAGAAGTATGATATTCCCATCAGCACAAAAGTAGTCTATGCAATCTTAGAGCAGGTACTTTCATTCCTGTCCGGCAGTAAACCTTACCCCAAGCTCATAGCACCATCAGAAGACCCACAAGCCAAGCAATTCACTATGCTCTACGAGCAAGCTCACAATGCCTGTTGGTACGAGTCCAAAGCAAACGACGAACTGACGATATGCTTACGTGACATGATTAACGTAGGTAGTGGCTTTATGCACGTCCGTAAAAACAACTTCTTTAGTGAGACAACATTCAACGTGGTACAAGAAGTGGTACCTTGGACAGATGTGTTGGTTGATCCGGCAAGTCGTAAATCAGACTTTAGCGATGCTGAAATGATGTGCATAGTCAAGGTACTGCCAAAGACCAAAGCAGAACGTGAGTACGACATTACCCTTGCCGATGAGGATTATATCAGTGCATCATCAGGTAGTATGGGTGCAGGATACGGCGATACAGCACGAGACCCGTACTTATTCCCGGCAAGTGTCAGTACCGGTGGCTACGGTGATTTCCGTAATGACAAGTACGTTTGGGTACGGACGTTCTACGAGAAAAAACTTATCAGTGTTTACATATCCGATAATGGAGATTTAGCTACCAAGAAACCAAAACCTATAACGGTACCAAATGAAGACAAAGCTAAACTTGGACAACAACTCGAACAAATGCTACCACAACTGCAAGCGGCTATGGAAGCACAGCAAACGTCTATGGATGCTTCACAGCAAGCAGAAGAGCAAGTACAGACAAGTACTGACCCAAGTCAAGCTCTCGGTCAGCAGGAGTCACTAAACGAAGTTAACGAGCAAGTAGCAGCACAAGGTCAAGCACTTGCACAGCAATATGCACAAATGAAACAGGCATTCGAATCAATGGATGACATGGTACCCGCGTTTGAAATGGAAACATTAGGAGGTACCACTAAGGTTGTGTATGAGTTAGAAAAGATTAAGCGTAAACAAATCGAGAGAACATTAATGGTTGGTACCCATGTAATGGAGAAAGAAGTATTGCCATGTCAAGATATGCCACTCGTACACTTTTGCTTTAGTCACAACCGCAGCCCTAACAAAACCTACGGACTCGTGCATTACATCAAGGACGTACAGAAGGCAATGAACAAGTACTGGGCTGCTCTAATCTATGACATGCAAATCAACAGCAACCGCAAGATACTCGCTCCGAAAGGTGCGATTGAGAATATTGCACAATGGGAGAGTGATTACAGTCAACCGGGTGCAGTACTCGAATGGGAATACAACGAGTCCTTGAAGGACAACGGTAAGCCGGAGATTATGGATGCAAGTCCCGTCAATCAGGGTATGGTACAAATCATCACCATGCTTACAAGTTTGGCAGAGTACATAACAGGTATCTTTGGAGTAATGCAAGGTAATCAACAAGGAGCACCTGACACTGCAAGTGGTATGAACTCATTACAGAACTTCGGTACCCAAAGAGTCAAGCTGTACGGACGGTACATCGAGAACTCACTCCAACAACTTGCACTGGTCACTATTCAGTTCATGCAAGCGTACTCACCCAAAGGAAAGATACTGCAGTACTTCGACGATCAGAACAATCCTCAAGAACTTGAGATGTTAGAAGGAGGTGAGGACTTGAAGTTCAAGGTTCGGGTGAACATTGCCAATAACCTACCTACAGCCCGTCAGATGGCTGCACAGCTCATTGCAACGATAAGCGGACAAACAAGCAATCCGCACGTAGCTGACTTACTGACACAGTACGCTCTCAAGATTATGGACATTCCCGAAGCAGACAAAATGTTGCAGGATATGGACGTGGTTAAAAACCTTGAAGCACAACTCGGTCAAATGCAGCAACAGCTCGAAGAACAGACCAACCGTAACAAGGCACTTGAGAATCAGAACATCCAACAGTCAATGAGTAACCACATCGAATTAGCCAAGCAAGATGTTAGCCATGAAGCAGATATGTTGAAAGCTGAAAGTGGTACCTCTGAGAGTGAACAATTAACAGATTTGTTTTAAACAATTTATAATGGTACCATTATGTACGAATATTTAGAAGAAGAAGAACACGAGATGACTCCACTTGTGAGTTTCCACGATATAGCGTATGCTGCTGAACAGGACGACGTGCCGCAAGAAGAAGCTGAACAGACAACTACGGAGACACCAACGGAAGTAGCCGAAAGCACAGAACCTGAATTTGAATACCCTGCTTATGTTGGAGAGGAATGGGTACCACCTGCTGATGCAGAACCTGCATGGTACCAAGAAAAGTACAAAGCTCTTCATGGTATGCTCGGCAGTGAGGAACTTGCAAATAAACTTGTCGAGGCAAATACACAAAGATTGCTTGATGCAGAGAAAGATATTGAGAACTTCAAACAACTGTATATTGCACACAAGCAAGGTAACTCTGAATTCTTACGTCAGAACTTCCCGGAAGAGCTTGCAAAGATAGGTATCAATCCTGTACTGAATGAGACGGAAATTGATGCTGCAATCGAGCAGAAACTCAAGGAAGAATTTGGAGATGATTACGCTGACGTGTTCGACCAAAAGCAGGTCATCAAACCGACAAGTATCAGTGCCAAGATATTCAACCGCAGTCAAGAACTTGTCCGGCACTACGAAGCAGAGAACCAACGCAGAGAACAATTAATACAAGGGTATCAACCTAAACAAGTAGAACAATCGGTACCATTAGATTTTGATAAAGTATATGAAGAAGAGTTCAAAGAAGTTCCAAGGGAACAGTATGATGCACTCGTCAATAAACTCAAAGAGGATTATCCGACATGGACATTAAAGAAACTCTTACGGGTTGTGACATACGAGGACGACCTTGCAAGAGCCAAGGAGGAAGGTAGAGCCGAGGAACGAGCAAAGACTACCAAGGAACTGAAAACGATTGGTAATGCAAAGCCAATTAGCAGAGAAGAACGCAAGGAAAGTACGGACGATGGTCGCCCTAAAGTTTACGGTGACGATTGGACGAGAATGTTTAACAATGCAATGGGATATAATTAATTTTTATTAGGAGCAAGTAATGGCATCAACAGCACAGGTAGGTACCGAAGATGGAATCTTCTCACAGATTGCAACAAGCGGACTCATTCCTGAAAGATATATGAAGAGAGGTATGGACAACTTGTCTATGCTTGGCTTTATCACTCGTGGTACCACACGATTTTTATCTATGATAAATCAACGGTACCCTAAATCTAAGATTACGACTACTCGTGAACACCGCATTCAGGAAATCAACGAGTTGGATCGTGTCATCGACATTACGGTAGAATCGGCAGCAAGCACCAATCACACGGTCATCAGCGTATCGAATGCACAAGCAGCACAGCTTATCCTCAATGACATGCTCTACGTAAAGGGCTTGTATGCAGAGGTAAAGTCTGTGTACTTGCAAGGCGGTCAAGTGTATGCAGCTAACCAGTCCGGTTATACTGTCAATACACAGCCGGGCAGTAACATTCCACCTGCTCTCGGTAATCCGGTAGGTAATCAACCTATCAGTGTTCACTTTAGCGAAACGTTCGGACAGTCAGGTTCAGACACGACGTTATTCTTCACAAACTACGAACCTGTTCTTTTGATTGCCAAAGGTGCAAAAGACTCAGGCGGTACCGGTTCTACTCAACTCACCCTTCAACGTTGTTGGATGGCTTCGGGTAGTACAGACCAAGGTGGATACATCGTAGGGTACCATGCTCCAAGTTTGGTGACTACAGCAACGAACACAAGCGATGCAGGTAAAATCAAGACGACTCATCAGTTGCTCCGTGGTTTGCCTAACTTCCCCGAAGGTGGAGATGCACCGAGTGGCTTACACCGCAATCCGTACATGGATAACAATTTCACTCAAGAATTCAAATACGCGGTAGAGATTACCAAGGAATCCTTGATTGAAAAGACGTTCCTCAATAAATCGTACTTAGAGATTGAAAAGATGCTTCGTGCTCGTCAGTCTGCTTTGGACATGGAACGTACATTCTTGTTCGGGCGTAAAGGTAAATCAATGGATACTCTTGGTCGGGTAATGTACTCGATGGGTGGAGTAGTTGAGTTTATCAAGAAAGACACTGACCACATTTTGACTTACGGTTCTCCTTCGCTTACCTATCAAGGTATGCTTGACTTGCTTGACAAGGTATTCAAGCTTGGTGGTGGTCAGGAACGTGACTTCTATTGCGGTCTTGGATTATACACAGAACTCAAGAAAGCATTCTATAGCTCCGGTTACATGCGGTATGATGAGGACGCTTCGCGCTCCTTCGACATTCCGATTGAAGAGCTTATTGGTGCAGGTGGTAAAGTACGGGTTATCCCTTGCTATACCTTATCAGAAGCAGGTTGGGATATGCGTGGCTTGTGCTTGGATAACTCGCTCAATGCTTTCACGCCGACTACGCACGATGGATGGGATATGAAGACCGAAACTGATATTCAGACCAAAGGTCAGCAAACGTACAAAGAACAGCTCATTGGTATCAAAGGTCTCGAACGTCGGTACGCACAATATCAATGTATTTTAAACTTTAACCTTTAAGGGGGTGATATGTCTAATTGGATTAAGGGTACCATTTTAACCTTGTTGGTTTTGGTATCGTTGGTTGGAGCAAGTGCCCAATCATTGTCAAAGTACGAATTTACTCAGATTGCTACTATCACCAAATCCCTTGGTGCGTCAGCAAGTGATACTACGTACTCATCTATCGTAGCTTGTGAAGGTGACAGCTTGTGTTTCCTTATGGAAGCCAACGCTGATTCCGTCAGCGGTTCCGGTAGAATTCAGTATATTAGTCCGTCGCAGTTCAATGACAGTACAACGTTCGCATACTACCCAACGGTGGTATCGCTCGTGAATAATGCCAAAGCAGGATTCGGTACCGTTATTACTGCACGTCTTGCATCGCAACAATGGTGTAGAGTGGCATTGGTAACAAAGAACAACAAAGCATCTACCCAAACAGTTACTACACGTATTTATCGAGTAAGGAGAAAATAATGCCTACATACATTGGAAGTCAAGCAGTCGTACTGCACGATTTAAGCGTTCGTCCCGGCAACAGTCCGGGTGATTTGATTGCAGTCTATGTTCCGGGTGTAGTGTTGGTATCCAATCAAGGTACCATTGACGTAGCTCCTTACGTAGGTCATGCAGAAGTATTCGGTTATACCTGTATCAGACGTGCTACAAGCTCGTATTCCGCAGGTGCTAATACGCTCACGGTAGATTGCCGTGCAGCAGGTTCTACGGACACCGTGGACTTCATCATTTGGATCAAAGCAAATCAGACACAATAATGACACTATACGAAGTACATAGCGCACTTGCCCGTAACTTAGGAGACCCTTTCAAGTCTGATGGGCTAAGTACTATCTATGACGGAGTTCGATATTCAGCAGAGGCACGGAAGAATTATCTCTACCGTGCCTGTTGCTCTATTATCAGTGAAGTTATCACACAATTAGCATCGGTACCGCGTGAGCAAAGTACGGAGATAATGGCAACGTTATTTCCAAGCTTGATTACAAAGTTAGAACTTCCCGATCCAATCCCAAGTTCAGCACAAAGCTCAGACAACTTCTATGACCTTGCAAACAATCCTGACAGCTTAAGCATAGCTTACGTACTCGGAGTGTATGCCTTCTACGACAATGATACGGACTCACTACCGATACCAATAGTATCAGCATACAGAGCACGTAAGATTACAAGCCGTGGTAGTCGCTCCCAAATGAATGACCCTATTGCATGGCTCAATCTCAATTACAATTACTCAGCAACGAATGCCTTTAGAATATACCTTAATCAAGGTTCGGTTGATTTGACCGGACGTTATCTTGGAGTATCTTTTATAAGATACCCTTTAAATCAAGTTCTAACTGACGGTACCTTAGGATTTGATTTTGAGAGTAGTTATTATAATACAGTACTCAACAAAGCTACACTCTACGGAATGACTGATGGTGGTGATTTAACACCAGAACAAATACTCCCTTTACTCGCTAAATAAAAGGTACCTATTATGCCTGTTTCTGCTATTCCCGCGATAGTTCCTTTATCATCTTATTGGACTCCCCAACTCGTTATCAGTGAAGTTGCTGTACTTGTCAATGAACTTGACAACGAACGCATACAGAACGCCAACCTACGCTCGCATTGTAACTTAGCCATAACTCACATTGCCGAACTGCTTAACATGGCGCAGGAGCCGTGGTACGAGGTAATATGGCAGATTGCACTGGAAGGTAGCAATCACTTCAATGGTTGCCCTTGGGTAAACCTTGAGACAGCTGTTGCTTATACCGCTGCTTCTGCTAATACCGGACAAAAGGTACCGCAACAAACACCGAACGTAACTGCGGGTAGTGTTATTCCTGCAAACCTTCTCCGTAAAGTGAATCGTATCAGTGCTGCAAAGTCAAGCGGTCAAAGTGCAACTACCAATGTATGGACGGGTAACTTACGCAAGCTCTCGATGAATGAACTTACGGAGCAGATGAACAAGCAGTTCAACACGCAGTACAGACAATCTCTTTGTTGGTCACAGTCAGGCAATGGTATCTTCATATTACAAGGCAACAAAATAACTACTGCCGGTACCTCTCCTGCTGATTACACAGCACCCGGTCAGCTTATTCTTTACGGACAGCGTAAACCAATGCTTGACAATTTACTTGGTGAGAATGTTACCGGTACCGGATTTACTGACTTGATTGACTTACCTGACCAACATATCCGCTTGCTTGTACTTATGGTGCAAAAAATGGCATTGGAGCAATTATCGAAAGCGGTACCTCCTGATTTGGACGGACAGGTTACGGAACTTACCAAACAGATTACTCAAAATCTCGTAGGTGAAGCACAGTTTGCACAAGCAGAGAGAGTAAAAGCATCGCAAGGTTTTACAAATAGATAGGGTACCATTTATTATGACACTTGTAGAAACAATAAAACAATTTGTTGGTACCAAGGAAATTGGTAATAACCACGGGTTTGATAACCCTTACTTTGAAGTGTTACTGACTCGCCTTGGTTGGACTCGCGGAGCAGCATGGTGTGGTTACTCAGCAATCCTTAAGTGGTACTTGCACTATCAAGGACAAGATGCTGTTTACGCTCGTATCAAGCACGTACTGCATCCTCACGTAATGACCATGTGGGAACGTGCATCAACAAGTCAGGTAGTCACCGTAGGTCAAATACCAATCGTAGGTGCAATTGCCTGTTGGTCAACCGGTGGCGGTGCAGGGCATTGTGGAGTGGTTGTAACAGTCAATGCAGACGGTAGTTTTGTCAATGTGGAAGGCAATACTTCTCCATCGGTAAAAGGCAATCAACGTGAAGGTGACGGTGAATACGAAAAGCCAAGAACGACAGTATCACGTACTAATTGGAAATTCCTAGGATTTATCTACTTACCTCAATGAAGCCTATAGGTCAAATATTCAGTAACATACAAACGGACATCAACGACATTGCAGGTGAGCGTATTCAGCTTGCCGAGTATGTTGACTATGCTCAACGTGTAGCTGATGACCTTGCACTTCGAATCAAAGTTTGGATCAGTTACGGACGATACGTACCAAATCCTACCGATGCACCTGTTTACCCTACTCCAAATTCGATTGTAATACCTGCAAGTGCGAAAGCCATACAGATACTCCGCTTGACACGTAACGGTGTCACAGGACGCGAGTATTCACGTCAGGCAGTACAACAACAAGCAATCGGAGATGATGCTTTCAGTGCGAACACGGAAGTATTAAGTGAAATGGACTTTACTACGTTCGTCAATCAAGACGAGACCATGACCATTACCTTTGTTACTACCCTTGCTCTCGATGAAGAAGTGTATATCGAAATGCTTACCGGCAGACCGTATAATTTCCTTACATGGTCACAGAATACTTCGGTACCTGATTTCCTTGTTGACGTTATCGAGTACGGTATCAAAACCCGTGTGTTCGAGAGACTGTACAATAGTGGCTTAGACAAGATGTTACCGCGCATGGAATACTCACAGCGCATGTTTACGAAGTACCTTGCAGAAGCCAAGGGCTACACCAAGAACTTCCGTGATGAACGTTCCGGCATTATCCGTCAAGCAAACCGTATGTGGTCGGACGATAAAACTACTCTCAGTTGGATTACACCTGTATCACGATGAAAAAAACAGCAGTACAGCAAACAACATTCCAAGGTGGTATGCTTGAAGGAATCAAACAAGACGTTCTTTTTGAAGCAGGTGGAGGTGCGCTTACGTCCGTACTGTGGCTTGAGAACTATAACCATACACTCCAACAAGACAGCGCAATTAAGCGTTGGGGGGAAGTAGATTCAGGGGTACCACTTTTAGATTTGGGTTATTTCACACCCAATATGACATATAGTTATGTAGTCAATGGTGGTAATACTTTAGAGATAGACCGCTCTACATGGTTGCAAGGTGTGCAAATGTACTCCGTTGTCCACCCTGAATACAATAACAACTACACAACCTTTCTAAAACGGTACCCTAATACCACTGCTACTTATGCTTACGACTATGTCCCTGACTATATCCGCAATGCTGCTGTACTGCACACTGTGGAGGCAAGCGAAGCAGTTGCAGTAGTAAGTCACACTATTGCTAAAGATGGCGATACAGCGCAATGGCAAGAGGTATGGGCTGACGGTGTTACTGATTATCCCGGATGGTATGCTTTTGGTACCCTTGCAGATGTTGCCCGGTACGGAGAAACACTTCTTTTTACAACAACACTGAACGACCTAGCATACTTCGAAACTGATGGTACCAAAAATCCAGTCAATGATTACCTGTACCCTGTTTACAGGTACCTGTATTGGGATATTACAAAAAAGTGGACAGGTGAAAACCAGTACCTAAACGGCATCACAGACTATAATAGCGTCAATATTACTGACGATAAATTCCACCACTGGAAGGTGTTGCTCCCTGCGCAGTACATAGTCAATAATATTGATGTTGGAATCACTGCTGGTATTTTAGACCCCGCTGGAGCAACTTTAGATCATGGCGGAGCGGGGAGTACGAATGATATAAACATTTGTATTGAAGAATGTAATCTGATGGGGTATAAGCACAGTGCGCTAACATTCCCACAAGCTATACAGACCTTGGTTTATTACCCAGCATGGCTAGATGAGGTCTACAAGCAGTTTACCGGAGGTGATGTTAACGTAACAAAATCTTACTTGCCAAGTGCCACTATAACATCCTTAGAAGATACGAAATTAAATTCAATGAATTTGATAATGTACGCTACTGGGTACGAAGATGGGTATGTCAATTATTACTCTCACATACCGGGACTTGATGTAAACCGAGTTATATACAGAAAGAAAAGTTTTGACATCTCAGTACTCAATCAGCAGTATACAATAGATACAAACTACGGCACTGGCGTATACTACACCGTTGACCCCAATGGTCTTATCGTGGGTACAATACTTTCGAAGTACACAGAGTCGAGGTCTCCAAGGATGTTTATGTACGGAGAAAGATTTGACTTTGTGCTGACTGCATCCATTTCAGGTGTGGAGGTAGTCTTGTACAGGGGTCAATACACCGTTCAGCAAGAGCCTGATGCTCCTGATTCTTTTTTGAGCTTCTACTACGATAACCTTCCGTACACCCAGTACAAAGAGGCACAAGATATAAGCGCATATACTATCGACAGTGCGACCGGAGAGTACAACAACCTGACGTACCACCTTGGGAATATGGTACCTCAAGCGCGTTCGCTCGGGACTGTCACGTCGGGGCGTAATCAATACCACGTCTACGGGAGATTAATCTACTTTACGATAGAGGTAAAAAAGGAAACTATGCAGCTTTTGGTCGATAGCTCATGTTCTGCTTTGTCTTTATGGTGCATAAAGCCGGATAGCAATGAGCACATAATCAAATCAATAGGCTCCTCTGTGGACTCTCCAACAGGAAATGTCTACAATCGACCACTCGAACAAAGTAATGAAGTCATAGATTATACTAAGTATGCCCTGCTTAAAAAGTTCGTTATAGATGGCCGCACAGAAGCACCTGCCAATTATGAAAATTGGGTACCATCCGCTACGCTAGCAACAAACTCATGGTACGAAAGGAGCGACGGCGTTGATACCTGGTACGCAGCTGTTCCGTTGAACTTTGGCAGCCCTCTTGGTCCTACCAATTACATCCCGGTATATCCAACCGACGCAGAGGTCATTGATTACCTGGATGGTACCAGTTCGGACTTGGATACATACTACTGGACTCCTGACTTTGTGATATGGGACTACCCCACGGAAACTACGCTCTTCCTGAACAGCTCAGGGAAGTACTGGAAGGGACTTGGAGCCAAGCTCATTACCGTAATCAAGGGCAGGACATTCATAGGTGGTTGCATTGGCGCAGACGGAATTGAAGAGCAAGCTATACTGCGATATTCCGATGTGCAAGGGGGTGCTATCAGTCCCGACATATTCTCCGAGGAGCGGAAGATACAGGTAGGACACATACCGCATACTGCCCTTTTAGAATTCAGGGAGCAACTGTGGGCTTTCAGCAGATACCAGTTCTACCGGATAGGCATGGCTTCCATTACGCAAGAGGAGACATGGGAGTTCTTCGATGTTGTAGAGCAGGGATGCTTCAATGTGAAGTCTGCAATCGTGGTACCTTATGGAGTCTGCTTCTGCAATGAAGCAGGAGTATGGCTTTCCGAAGGCGGAGAACCGCAGAACCTTGCCTTGCCTATACTACCTACCTATCAAAACATATCAAGTGGTACCAATTATTTATATACAAATATAAACGAGTTAGCAGGGGTACCATATATAGATAGTAAAGGCATAAACCCGTATTTAGAGTTAAACTATGATTCGTTCAATGATGAGATTCTTGTATCAAGTCCGTTATTCACCACTGTACAGAATGACGATAATGATACGGATTATCTGCCTAATACGGACTTTACTATGATATTCTCATTCAAGTATAAAACATGGAGAATTGAATCATCGGCGGTACCACAGTATGAGGTAGAGATACAATGAACTTTGGAATGAGATCATACTCGTCGGTACACAAGGTGCGGAACTGTTTCCCTACCCTTGTAAAGCCGCGTATGGTAACACCGAGAGTAGCGTTTGCAGTACCCGATAGAAGTGTATATCAAGACACATTCGGTACCGGTTTGAATTCTACTTACAATTACACATACGATGTCACAAGCTATACTTTTGATTACAACCAAGGTAATGCTTTCGATGCCTTGAATATTACGGGCAAAGTAGTACTGCATGAGATAGGCAACGGTATCAATGATTGCTTACTGAATAAGGTTGTGCTCGAAGCAATGCCTGACAGTTCGTGGAGTACTTACGATTATACGTCAAGTGTTGACCCTAAACTGTACATCAACATGAGAAGCAGTTCGTGGCTTGATAGTCAAGGCGAGAATAAGATTGACCTTGTAGCTTTGAACATGACAACCAAAGGTGGACTCAATCCCTTCTGTTCTGTCATGCAAACGCCTAACGTTGAGGGTACCGGGGATAGGGTTACGTTTGATGGGGATGATAGATACGTTGGTGGGATACCTCCAATGCCAGCCAATGCTCAAGGGAAGCCGGTGGAGTCTTTGATACTCCTTGCACCTATCAATA